AATTACACAATCAACAACTGGTGCAGTAGGTAGAGTTGTTGAGTATGATGCAACAAGAAAAATACTTTACTATCTACAAGAAAGATTTGAGACATACGGTGTAAACGCAAGTGGAGATTATGTTGCTTTTACTGGAACAGGTGATATCGTTGGTGCGACATCTAGTTCTACTGGTGTTCCAGCCCAACCAAGTGGTGGAAGTATAACTCTCGCCGGCGGTAATTCAATAACATTTAATGGTGGATATGCAAATCCAGAATTACAACCAGACAGTGGAAATATTATCTATGTGGAAAACAGACGGCCGATTTCTCGTGCGTCTGACCAAACAGAAGATATTAAAGTTGTCGTAGAATTCTAATTTGAGATAAGGTGTATATAAATGGCTGAAACGCTAACAAACTTCAACGTCACTCCATATAATGACGATTACGCAACTACGAAAAATTTTCATCGTGTTATGTTTCGTCCAAGTTTCGCTGTGCAAGCAAGAGAGCTTACACAGTTGCAAACTATTCTACAGGAGCAGATTAATAAAATAGGTTCACACATTTTTGAACAGGGTTCTATGGTAATCCCTGGCGATATCAATGTTGATATGTTCTATGACTATATTCAATTAGAGTCAACATTTAATGCGGCGACAGTAGAAACATACAGAACTGAATTTCAAGATAAGATAATTGAATCCACAACAACAGGATTGAAGGCAAGAGTTATTACAACAATTGCAGCGACTGATACTGACCCTCTTACTCTTTATATTAAGTATGAGAACACTGGTAATGATGGTGTTACTAAGACATTTGGTGTTAGTGAAACAATCATATCTACCAATGCAAATAATACTACGACTACAAACTTCAAACTTACAACAAATCAAACTACAGAGCGTTCTGCACAAATTGGTTCTTCTTCCACATCTATTGGAATAGGTTCGGCTGTTCTGGTTCATGCAGGCGTTTACTTCGTAAACGGTTTCTTTGTAGAAAATACAGAACAAATTATTATACTTGAGAAATATTCAAACCGTCCGTCATTTCGTATTGGATGGGAAATTGGAGAAACATTCGTAACACCAGAAGATGATCCTTCTCTTCTTGACAATGCACAAGGTTCATCAAATGTTAATGCTCCTGGCGCTCACAGATTTAAGATGTCTCTTACTCTTGTTAAGAAAACTTTAGATGCAACTGATGATACAGACTTCATCGAACTCGCTCGGATTGACAGAGGTAATATTCAAAAGTTTGTTAAGTATGCTGATTACTCACAACTAGAACACACACTTGCTCGTAGAACATTTGATGAAAGTGGTAACTATGAAGTGCGTCCTTTTAAACTTGAAAAGAGAGAACACCTTAATGATGGAACAAACAGAGGTGTGTTCCTTTCTACTGGTGGTGGTTTAGAATCTAAAGTTGCATATTCAATTGAGCCCGGCAAGGCATATGTTGAAGGTTATGAATTAGAGACAATGGGTTCACAGATTGTTCCTGTAGATAAACCAAGAACTTTCGATAGAGAAGTTGATAGACCAGTTCAAACACCTGTTGGAAATTTTCAACTTGTAGAAAATGTAAAGAATATTCCGAATATCAATGCATTTGAAGAAGTTGCATTGTATGATGACTTGGGTGGACAGCCTGGCGGTGGTACTCAAGTAGGTACTGCCAGAGTTCGTGCGTTCTCTTTGCACGATGGTGATTACACTTCGACTGCGGCAACTGTCAAATTTAAACTTGGCCTCTTCGATATTAATATGAATACAGGTAAAGATTATGATAGGGATGTAAAGTCTTTTGATGGTGCAAACTTTCTTGCAGATGTAAGTCCTACACAATCATCACTCTTTGGTACAGCCTCAGTTGCTGGTTCTGGTTCTGGAACACAAGCGATTACTGGTGTAGGAACTTTATTTAATACTGAATTAAAAACTGGTGATTACATTTTCCTAAATGGAACAAGACTTGGGCCGATTACTGTCACAAACAATTTGACGGCAAGTGTTACATATACTGGTGCCGCAATCGCTGGTGGACAAATCAAAAGATTTAATGCAAAGATTGAAGAAGCAGATAATAAGTCTCTTGTCTTTGACTCAAACTTTTTCAGACTTAGAAAAGTTAGAGGTGACTCTACTTCAAATCCAGATAACGAACAATCTACATCATATACTTTAAGAAGGCAGTTCACGCCAGTGCAAGTTTCTGGTGCCGGTGTTGCTCAGTTCAGTGTGACAGATAATGAATCTTTTGCATCTGGTTCAAACTTACAAAACTATACTCTTGTTATTACTGCAAGTTCTAACGCATCTACTGTAGGTAGAGTTCTTCCAATTAGGACAAGCGATATTACTGTCTCAGGTGGTGGACTAACTGTTAGTTTTGCAAACCTTACTAGTCTTTCGGCTGCAGCTGCATCTGGCGACTTTGTTGGTCTGATAGCATCTGTTGATGTAAGTTCAACTGCAGCGACTGAAAAAACTAAAACTCTTCTTGAAAATCAAACCGTAGAAATTACAACATCTGCTGCAACTGCATTAACGAATGTTACATTAGGTAAGGCAGATGGATTTAAACTTCGTTCTGTAAAAATGGCAACAGCGTTTGGTACATATAGTACAACAAATCAGATTGATATTACAAACAGATACACATTTGATACTGGTATGAGAGATGCATTTTATGGACTTGCATCAATTAGACTTAAGCCAGGCCAACCTGTTCCTACAGGTTCTATTCGTGTGGCATTTGATTTCTTCACACATGGTGCCGGTGACTACTTCTCAGTAGATTCATATACTGGACAAGTTACTTATGAAGAAATTCCAACATACATTTCAAAGGATAATGGTTCATCACTAGAACTACGAGATTGTTTTGACTTCAGACCTCGTGTAGATGATACTGGATCATTCTCTGGTGCAACTGCATCTATAACAGAACTTCCATTTGTTGGTACAAATGTTTCTGCTGACTTCTCATTCTTCTTAGGAAGAAAAGATTTAGTATTCATGGATAGACTTGGAAAGTTTAATGTAATAACAGGTGTTCCTTCACTTAATCCTACAACTCCACAGGCTCCTGAGACTGGCATGGTTCTTTTTGAAACAACCATGTCTCCATACGTTATTGGACTAGATGAAATCAATATTAGAAAACTCGATAATCGTAGGTATACGATGAGAGACATTGGTAAACTTGACAAAAGAATTACCAACCTAGAATATTATACTTCACTCAATCTTCTAGAGAAAGAAGCCGCATCACTTGTATTAAAAGATAGTGATGGAAATGATAGACTTAAAAATGGTTTCATAGTAGATAACTTTACAGGACACGCAATCGGTGATTACGAAAGTCCAGATTATAAAGTCGCTGTCGATTTCCAAAAACGTCTTGCTCGTCCAATGGCATTCTCTGATAACGCCACTATGATTGAAACTCTCTCCACTGCATCTGCAAGAGCTTCTTCTGGTTATAGAAAACATGAAGATGGTATCATAACTCTTCCATATTCAGAAGTTACATATATTCAAAACCCATATGCAACAGATAGTTTCGATGTAAACCCATACAAGGTTGCACCATTTACTGGTGAGATGGTACTTGTTCCATATTCAGATGACTGGCAAGATGTAACTCGCCGCCCTGATGTTGTTGTAGATGATGACAATAACTTTGATGTTATCAATCGTCTTGCAGAAGAGATGGGTGTAACTGGTACAGTTTGGAACTCATGGCAGAACTCTTGGTTTGGTGAAAGACAATGGACAGGAACACAAAGTTCATCTAGTACTCAAAGTATATTACAAGGTGATGGTATTGCAACCATAAGAACAACGACAACAAGAAGAACAGGTACACAACAAGTAGGACAAACTCGTTCTGGTATTGAAACCTCTATTCAATCTTCAGTTGATTCACATAACATGGGTGATAGAATTGTTGGTATCAACATGATACCATTCATGCGTTCAAGACCTGTTAGTGTTGTAGTTGCAAATATGCGTCCTAATACAAAAATGTTTGCATACTTTGATAATGAAAATGTAACAGACTTCTTCCGTCCAGACGATGTATTCACAGTTACTTCTGGTTCAAGAGCAAACTTTGATTTTAATAGTACAGAACTCCCTGGCCCAGAAACTTCTACTGATGCCGCAAGACAATTTAACGGTGAGGCAGTACAGGCATTTGGATTTGGTGATATCATTAAAAACCAAACACATACTGCAACTGCTGTATCAGGTGTTGTAAAGAACAATGATACTACTGCAACAATTACTCTTGCAAGTGTTTCTGGTATTGCAGTTGGACATCATGTACAGTTTAGTAGTATTGGTGGTTCAACAAGATTAAACTTTAGAACATCTAGAAACAATAACTATATTGTAACTGGTGTAAGTGGAAGCACAATAACTATTCAAGAACTTGATGGTAGTGCATTAGGTACTATTGGTTCATATTCATCTGGTGGTTCTTGTCAGAGACTTCAAGCCTCTGCCCATGTTACTGGACAGAATGCAACTGCAACTGCAACAGAACTTCCTGTAGATATTAGAGTAAGTAATGTACAAAATGGATTTGCAATAAGCGATAACCTTTCTGGTTCTGTTCCAAGAACAACTGATGGCGGTACGAACCTTTGTCAAATTACAACTATTAACGGTTCAACTTCAACTACAACCGTTCCCTCTATGAAGGTAAATACTAGCGATATTGTCACAGATGGTAGTGGCAAAATTACTGGTGTGTTTACAATTCCTAACAGCGATTCTTTAAGATTTAGAACTGGTGAAAGAGTTTTAAGACTTATTGATAATATCAATAATAATCCAGAGATTGGGCTACACTCATCAAAGGCTGAAAAGATTTATTCTGCAACAGGTATTGCAGAAGAAAGAGAACAGACTATTCTTAACGTAAGAAGAGCAGAGTTTGTTCGTGATAGAGTACAGGATAGTCGTGTTATCTCTCGTGATGTTCGTGGTGCAGCATCTACAAGGTCACAACAAATTGGATTCCAACAATTGTCACAGGGTGATGGCGGCGATGGCGGTGACGGTGGCAATGGTGGTCAACATGATCCACTAGGACAGACATTTATTTCAGAAGGTATTAATGGTGCATTTGTAACTTCTATTGACTTGTTCTTCTCAACTCGTGGTACACGCCCAGTGTATGTACAACTTGTAAACGCAGTTGATGGACACCCATCACTTAAAATTATTGCACAAAAAATTATAGATGCAAAAGATGTAAACGTATCAGATGATGCATCTGTTCCAACTAGATTTACATTCCCTTCTCCTGTTTATTTAACAGATGATGTTGAATATGCATTTGTAATCAAAGTTGATGAGCCAGGATGTAGAGTATTCTTCTCAGAGGTTGGACAAACTAACTTAACTGATAATCGTATTGTCTCTTCCAATCCACTGACAGGAACATTGTTCTTATCACAGAATGGACAGGCTTGGACTCCACACCAATATAGAGATGTTAAGTTTAATCTCAATCGTGCAGATTTCCAAACTACTGCAACTGGAAATCCAGTGTTTGTAAACACTGCTCTTCCAAAGAGAGAACTGAAAGCAAACCCATTCCAGTGTGCAGCTGGAACAAATAAAGTTCGTGTACATCACATGAATCATGGATTTACAGACGCAGATAAAGTTACCTTTAGTGGTGTTGAAGATGGTTTCTATGGAGCAAACTCAACAACTCAAGGTATAGATTCTGATGCACTGAATAAACAACACAGTGTTTCTGAAGTTACAATTGATAGTTATGTAATCACTCTTGACAATGCTGATATTACAGGAAGCAATTCAGTTCTTGGTAATGACTTCTTCGGTGGAAGTGGTGTTAAGGCAACTATGAATTTGGCTGGTGATATTATTCAACCTTCAATTTCACAATTGAGTTTCCCTGATACATCTCTCGTATATCGTTACACTGGAATGTCTAGTGGTTACTCTAAACAGTCAGTTAGAACTGTTCAAGAAAATGATAATTATTATCCATCACTAAGAAATATTATTGCATCTGAAGAAAATGCAGTAGTTAAATTGACAGGTGGTAGAGCAAATAATATTATCAGTGGTACGTCTGCAAAACTAGAAGCAATTATGACAACGCAGAACTCTTATCTTTCTCCTGTTATTGATACAGAAAGAGTTTCATTGTGTATGACTTCTAACAGAATTTCAAACTACACAAAATCGACAAAGAACGTAACAGAGATTGACGATAGAGCTCTGCCGGTATCCACAGGTGTTTCATTTTCTGGCAGTACAATATCTGCAACAGCAAGTGGAACGATTAGAGCCGATATTCAAACTTTAGATATTGGTAAAGAAATAACTATATCTGGAAGTAGTAATAACAATAGAACATTTACTATTACTAGTGTTGCAACTGATGGTGCTAGTTTTACTGTATCACCTTCAACTACTTCGGAAAGTGCAGGCCAGTCTGTTATAATCACTCAACACGAAAACTATCTTGACGGCATCGCTCCAGAGGGAACTTCAAACGAAGCAAACTATCTTACAAAGAGGTTTACTCTTGCAAACCCAGCGACTGCACTGAAGATTTTATATGAAGCCAATCGTCCAGAACCATCAATCTTGCAAATATATTATAAGATTGCTGAAGAGGGTGATCCTAGAAACTTTGACGATATTCCATATGTATTATCTAATACTGACGTAACTGATAATCCAGATGAAAATAGAGAGTTGTTTAGAGAAAGAGAACATACCATTTCTGGACTAAATGCATTCTCTACTGCGGCCGTAAAGTTTGAGTTTAAATCTACTTCGACTGTAGAAGTTCCAAAGATTAAAAACCTTAGAGTATTGGCACTTGCACTATGACGCATATTAAAGTAGAAGGACACAGTGAATATGCAAGAGAAGAAAAGTCTCATGCAATAATTAATACTGATACGTCAAATTATACTAGTTATATGAAGATGATGGAAAATAAAAAGAAACAAAAGGATCAATTGAGAGATGCAGTTAGAGAGATAAATACTTTAAAGTGTGAAATGCACGAAATCAAATCTCTATTGATGCAACTAATGGATAGGAAATAATGGCAGACCGTAACGCACCAGCTACCTTTACATTTGAAGAGTGGAGAGTAGAATTTAATGAACTCGCAGTTGATGTCGGTGATATCAGCAATCTACCTACTTCTATTAATGGACAAGCAGTAACAGATGTTATTGAAGCAATTAAAGAATTGGAATCAGGACTCAGTTCTGTTCTCTTTCCTACGGTAATTGACTTTGATGATTCTACAGGTGCGGCTAGTGAAAGAATCAAATTTGGACTCCATGACGATTTGCAAATCTACCATGATAGTAATAACTCACAGGTTATTCATAATGGAACTGGTAATCTAAAGGTTGATAGTAATAATAGAACTGAGGTTGATGCAACATCAGGTGTTGATATTCAGTTTAATGGAGCAACAAAACTTACATCATTAAATACTGGTGTAGGTATTAATGGTGCGCTTTCAGATTCAAGTGGAAGTGGAGCAATGACTGGCACATTGACATTTCCTACAATTGGTGGTAGAATAGCCACTGAAGGTTTTGGTATTGCTCTTGCTGTTGCATTAGGGTAATCATTATAAATAGATTAAACAAAGGAAGATAAAAGAATGGCAAACAATTTTAAGAATGCATTTGCAACGAGTATATCCACAAACAGTGGTTCTCCTACAGATGTATATACTGCTAATGATGGTTCATCTGCCGTTAATTCAATTCTTATCGAACTTGATATTGCAAACACAGGAACTTCTGCTGTTCAAGTAACAGTTCTTGTAAGAGACAGTAGTGC